AGAGCAGAAAGTTTTGGGTTCAATACTATGTTGTTTGGGTTGATTATGTTAATCATTTGCACTATCTCCTTTAAGACCATTGACTTGTTCTTTATGAACATCTGTTAATAATTTGGCAATTGCGGGTTCTACTTTGGTTAACGAATTGGTTTTGTAACTACGGCAATGAAACTCATCACCCCAAAAATACAAATACACATGAGGGTTGTCCTTCTTAAACGCAAGGTCTTCAAACGCTACATACCCAATTCGATTACTCTTTGTAAGCACCCAATCGCCTTCCTTGATACTACTCATCAAAACATACCCAAGATCTCATCGACCTTGGCTTTCACGTCAAGACGCAGATCATCGTCCTTGCGTAACTCGCTGGCCGTGACACCTACAAGCGCACTCTCCAACTTCTTTCTAGCAAACTCTAATTTAGAGTCACCAGTCACGTTCAACTTAGTAAGCAACTCGCATAGGTCTGATGCATTATTCACCAATGAGTCTCTGAATATCTGCTTATCCTCGCCCGCCAACTTTGTGCTCATGCGTGTCAGGCAATCGTGCAATCTATCCCATGCATCTTTCATAGCATCTGCCAACTTGTTGTTGTAGAACTCTTCATACTGGGCCTTCAGCTCTTCCTTGTGGGCATCATTTACCTCAATCCTAAAGTCACCTACATCAGGCACTGGCAAGAACACATACTTAAACTTGAACTTGCTCTTCAAACTCTCAGCAGTAGGATACTCTTCCGAGTCAAACAAATCACCCAACTGGAAAGCCGCCGCCGTTACTAGCGTGTCGTACTCTTGCAAGAACATTTGTACCTCACCTTCCAACTGACGCTCAAAGTCTCCAAGCGTAGCCTTGTAATCAAAGAAGTTTTTCATTGGTAGCAAGCGTGAACCGCCATCCGACCAAGGCAAGGTCTGCTCGTAATGCCAAGTACGAATCTTGGTAACAAGTTTCTGTAACTCATCCAACCGATCCGTACCCGCCAATAACTTTTTATGATAGTTGCCAGCCCTTGACTTCGTACCCTTGCTCGCATCAATCTCCTCGGATACTTTCTTATCCATCTTGCGACCTGTCCATACACTGATGTTCAAGTCAACTAGCATTGCACTGTTCTGAATCATTTGCACTCTCCTTTTTGTTAACACCTGTTAATAAATTATGCTTCGATGTGAATAGTCTTACCAACATCTGAAGTAACCTCACTTGTGATACCCCATAGTGTTGGACAATCCCACACACCCCAGTCTCCACCTAGATAACCATCGGTTAAGATAACCGAACACTCAGCCTTGATCCTATGCTCTCGCATATAGATAGGCACGCACGCTACATCAGTACCGCCCCCACCCTTGGGTTTAGTACTGGACAACAAGTTGTCGAGTTGGTCTTGCTCGTACTTCTCATGCGAGCACACCTCGGTATCCCAATAGATCAAGTCGATACCTTCGGGTCTAACAGTCTCGCATATCTTGCGCACCTCACCAAGGAACTGCCCGATCTCCTCGCTACCAATCGACCCTGACATATCAATAGCCACCACGATACGACCGACCGACTCACCGATCAATGATGGCATGTAAACATCTTGGTCTATCCACCTACGATTTGGTCTACGCCATGTGCTCTCATCCTTATCCATACAGAACGATGTGACGAACTCACGCATAGCTTCACGCCAATCGACCTTGGCTTTTAGTTCATCGGTCACTTCCCTCGGTACGTTGGCACTCATTTTGCCCGCAAGTATCGCACCCTGACGCAACGCTTGGTCAATGTCTCGTGCTAGTTTATTCTGCTCTTCCTTGGTCATATCCTTCGCACCATCCCAGTCATGCTCATCAAAGCCACCATACCCCGACTCGTTGTCAACTGGTATGTCCTTGCCTTGTGGATTGCCGACTGTCTTCACATGCACCGACCCACCCTGTGCTTGTTGCATCAAGTCCTTGTACACCGACCCAGCATCCCATCCCCGATACTTCGGATCAAGCAACGCCATATCGGGCAACCTAACGAACGACCCATTCATATCAGAATCTTCGATCATTATGTTGATAACAAAGTCACACGCCATGTTAGCCAACTGTGCATGTTCATCATAGAGATGTCTCCATGTAGTAGTATGTCGGAAAGCCTTGTGTAGATTCTCATGCAAGATAACTGCACGCAGTCCCTTGTCATCCATCTTCTCAACGAACGCTCTACCATACATAGTGTTGCGACCATCGGTACAAGCAGTTGGGACATCATCCTTCACGCTTGTTTCACCGACCATAAAGATACCCGAATACCAACAGTACTTGGGGTCTTTCATCAAGGCAACGTGTGCCTTCTGTACTCTTTGTTCTGCACTCAATGTCATTTTATGAACTCCTGTTAATAAATTAGAACAACCATTGATTGTTCAACGCCCAATCCTTGAAGTCTTTCTGCAACACGCAGAACGCTTGTTTGCTTGGAGACTTCATCACACTCGTAGCAAACAACGCTTGCCACTCCTTGTCCATACGTTGTACGTAGGACATCCACTTGCTCAGAGTATCTTTCTCTACTCTACTAATTGCACTGAACACCAGTATGCATTTAGCTACTGCATCTGTCGGTAGCTTTGCAGTCAACGGACTAGCCATGATCGCATCCCATGTAGGTAACTTGTCCACCACAGTAAAGAACGATTGCATGTCCCTTGATGCACTCTCACCGATAGTGCCTGTCAGCATACTAATTGTCAGCGCATCACCCAACTGGTCACGTTGCTTTGCAATGTAACTAGCCTTCTCCAAACTTCTTGGTGTAACCACCGCACCCATACCAGCACGCTGTGGATTGAAGATATACGGATTATCTTTCTGCCCACCATCGGTGTAACTTGCCAACGCATGTGGGAACTGCTTAACCCATGCGATAACCTCGGGTGCAATGTTATTACCCAATGCCCACTCAATCCACTCATCTGCATCGGGCTTGCGCACAGTTACAAAACACACACGATTCCTTGCATGTGCTTCGAGCATGTCACCGACACCATCTGTCAACAGATTAGTTGTACCAAACACAATCGAACCTTCAGGCAAGTAGTTGTCACCGATCCTATGCTCTAGCATAAGAGTCAATAGCACATTCTTAACCGCCTTCATTGCCTTGCCGATCTCGTCAAGCATAACGATAACTGGCTTGTTCATATGCATCTTGAACCTAGCATTGGGCGCAAACTTAGTTACACGCATACCAAACTCACTGTCCACCACCTCGGTGTAGGGCAAAGCAAAGTCGCCGAGGTCAAGCAAGGTGCAGTCGATGTACGCCAACTCATAATTGGGATACTGCGCACCAAGAACTTTTAGCATGGCGCTTTTGCCAATCCCAGGTTCACCCTGTCCGATCACAGTTACCTTCTCGCCCACAATGCCGATGCTTTGAGCAAACTCTTTCAACGATACAGAACTACCAAAATTAATTGCACTCATTTGTTTTTCCTTTTATTAACAGTTGTTAACCTAACACAATTACTAACCACTTCGACAACTGTTACACCTATTATAACAGATGTCATACCCCTTGTCAAGTATTTGAGAACTTGATTAAACGACATTGGTCATGGCCTTGCCTGACGCACTCACCTCCTTTGTAGTGTATATATCATTCGCACCCTCAACGACTGTATAAACTCTACGCTTGAGCGTCTCGAATTTAAACTGCGAGTCATACAGATGTATCCTGTGCATACCCCATTGCATCTTCTCCTCATAGGTCTCTGCAACATTCTTTTTGATCGGCTCATCGGTACGCAACAGATACGCCATCATAAATATATATCTGTCTTCCTTTGTTTGCATCTGCTCGTACAAATCTGGCGAACTAAAATAGCCCCAGTTAATTTGCCCATTAATAATCTCCACATGTTCTTTAACAGTACTATGCATGATCCATCCATCCGACATGGCAAGGAACAACTTAGCAAAGTTTAAGAATGGCTCTACAACTGCGCGGGCTGCCTTTGCCTTCGCACGATCTACAACACGTTTAGTGATAGCGACATCTCCCACGGGTTTATACATCACACCATGAATGTGTTGCCCATGTTGATACTCACCCTCATACTGCAACGTCAACTCTCCGTTAACTGGGTACGACACACCACGCTCATGATTACTTGACTCATCCACAAAGTTAACCCACACTTTGTTGTATTGTTTCCAACACTTGAACGGGCTGTAAGTGTAGATAAAGTCAGCAGTCAATGGCGTAACCCATCCACCAGTACGCACCACGATGTCACCATTTGGAAAGTACTCAACGCACTCGGTGTTGTGGAACTTCAACGCATACGATGTCTCACCGCTCAACAATTTCTTGGCAATGATAGTTTTATGCGTGTGTCTGCGATCATGGATCGGTCTGCAATCGGGTCGACCACGAATGGGCTTGATCTTCTCATACTGATCCTTGAAATACTCATAACTTCTAATGCGTGTCATTTATGAACTCCTGTTAATAAATACAAAAGCACCACCGCCAATATGACGATGATCGTTTTTCTACGAATCGCACGTAGGTCTTCCTCAGTCAACTGATCTTTGCGTATCATCCGCAATCCCTCCGTTAATGATCCAGTTGTGTAGCAACTGTGCCTGTGCATAGTAGAACTGGTTATCCCTAGCATCCAGTAGCACATAGTCCACGATGTCGTTCAACGCATTGATCTCTTGTTGCGTCATCTCAAGTATGATCTTCATTTGCTTTTTCCTTGTTGTCTGCATACTCATAGAACATGTTTAAAAGTATCTCCGACTCTTCCCATCTATCTTCTTTTATCCAATCAAGGGCAATCCGAGCAACTGCTCTCAACTCACTTTCAAGATTCATTTGCGATCTCCTTTAGTGTTACACCATGCACCACACGCTCACCCTCGATACCCTGCAACATGCGCTTCAAGTTACTGATAACATCTTCAGGCGTCTCGCTTGAGTCCATGCGGTCGCAATACCCTGTGACGTTGTGATCGTCATCGTAATAAACCTCCTTGATTTCGAACCAAGGGTCACCGCCATTCTCATGGCTCATATCAACGATTCTGTGATTCCAATACATTTATGAACTCCTGTTAATAAGTTTTGCTGTGTGCTCGTACATTTACTCTGCACTTCTCATTACTCTTTACTCTCATACCATCACCTCATCCAGTTGCAAACTCGCAAGCGTCATGCTTAGATATACATATCTATCTCGCTCTAACTTGCGCACCCAAACGCCCCTTGGCGTGAAGTCCATGACCTCATACCTGTGGCGAAAACCCTTGTAATCCTTTCGCATTACAGTGTCACCGATCTCAACTGGTTTACCAGTCTTACGATCAATTACCATACAAGCACCATCAAGATGCAAACTGCCATGATCGTAATTACTTGTGCAGTCAAAACTAGCACCGAGTCAATGTGTTCTGTTTTCATATCTACTCCTTTAAATATAGTTGATTGGGTCTTCACGCTCTGCAACTTCTTGTACTGTGCTTAGTTCCTTGTACTCCAAGAACAACTCGTAAAAGATAAGTGCAAGCAACAAGCCTGTAAATATTAGCAAACCCTTGTTGATTAACGCATCGCCATTAAGACCAAAACGCATGGTCTGCATGGATAGCAAACTAATGATTACCAAATTCATCTTACTCATTTGACGTTTCCTCCTTTGTTATTAACACCTGTTAACATGTTGTAGTCTGTTACAACAATGTAGTTTGATTTGTGCATAGGCACGATTGTGTGCTTGCGCTTTTTGGCTTCAGATTGTCCGCAGTCCATGCAGAGCTTGAAACCGAGTGCCCAGCGTTTTGGTGCGACATCTGCACCGCAACACCTACAAAATGCTTTTAGCATGATTTACTCCATTGTAAAGTGGTGAAATGTTCCGTTTGTTCCGCATGTTCCAAATTGGCAAAATGAGAAAAAGTTATTTAAAATCATAGGCTTGGGTGATTCGTTGTCGCCCTGTTCCAATGTTCCAGTGATATAACGACCTTGCCAAGACCGCCCAAAAGCGGAACAAGCCACACACTTAACATTGTAAAGTAGTGTAGCAACTTGGAGAGTGTTCTTATATATATGGAACATTGGAACATTATATAAAAAAAGCCGATTTTCCCTTTAAAATCAATGACTTGCCGTGTTCCAGTCGAACGGAACATTGCGGAACATGCGGAACAGAGCCAAACTTATTAACATGTGTTAACAAATTGGTGTGCATCATCATCATCTTATGCAACTATCATGAAATGATTCGGGACACAAAATTTGAGGCAAAGAAAAAGCCCGCCGAAGCGGGCTTGGTTTGAGCGGTGTCGATTAGACTGGTTTGCTCATTGTGGTGCGTGCATTGTGCAAGTGGAAAAGTACATCAGTAATCAAGTAAGGGCGGGACTCGGCTTTTTCCAAGCGCTTGATTAGAGCGTTAAGCATTTCAAGGTCTTTTGTCTCATCGCTCGCTTTGGGTTCGTTGCTATCATCCTTAACCTTTGGGAAAGCATAGGACAACACACGGGAAAAGTAAGTGCCACACGTTGAGCGTGCATCTTTTTTTGCTTGGTTCACGTCTTCCCATTGTGCTTTTTCGGTATCGCTCAACTCATTGTACTCTTTAGAACCCTTGCGAGGTAGTTCGGTGTTGAGTGCTTTAGCGTGCTTTGTGGGTAAAGCGGGGAGAATAGCATCGGCGATGAATTGGGCTTTGACCCCTTCAAGAGCGCTCGCTGTACCGAAAAATTCGGCATTTGCTTTGCCACAGTTAACCCATTTTGACGTTGTCGATGTATCGGCTTTAATAGCATCTTGAGTTGCTTTAATAACCTCGGTGTATCCAGTTGTTGCGTTAGTCATGTTAAAACTCCAATTTATGAACAGTTGATAATAAGTTGTTTCCAGTAAATTAATTAACTTACTGAGCCTTCAGTATAACCGATAATGATCTTTTATACAAGTATTTTTAATAAACATATGAACCGCTGTTCATAAATTCGGGCGGGCCAAGTGACCCCCCACCCCCCAAAATGGCTTTGGGACTCCGACCATGCCCCATACTTACTAATCTGCACAACCAATCACATACTTTTAAAATCTGTTATAACTAAAGTATTACATAGGAACACCCCCCGTCACTAATTTAAATTGAACACCCCCGGGGGGTATATATTTTTTAAAAAAAGTTATACAATGCCCGAAAGGAGCCACAAAAAGTTCTATGCCAATCTTAGCTACACCAGAAGTTGGGATACCATTTCCCTTCGACACTACACCGGAAGAAATAGAAGACTTCCGTTCTAAAGCCCATGCTTACTTTGAAACAATACAGGAACTAATTAAGCAGGGCGCAGATGTAAGCATTACAGCCCAAGATAAGGCTGCATCCCATCAGATCATGGCAGAAGGCAAACTGCCACCAGTAAAAGATCTAACACCTGGCACGATAATTAATTTAGAAGCAATACTCAGTGAGTGGGATCATGAAGTATTAGATGTTTCAAGGCGGCTACGCAACTACATCACAAACAAGTTGATAGCTGAATCCGTAGACCCAGATCCACGCCAGCGTATGAAGGCATTGGAAAACCTAGGCAAAATTTCAAGTGTTGGTTTGTTTTCAGAACGAATTGACGTCACAGTCACGCACCGCACAGTAGAAGATATTGAGACAGAGCTTATTAAGACTCTAGAGCTATATGGTTCAGATGTGGTAGATGTTGAAGCAAAAAGCAAGCCAAAAAGTATTGGCGACATGGACTTGGATGAAGAACTAGGGATGGTAAATGGATCCGAGCCTGCTTCTGAAAGCTGAAAAAGTTTTACCCAATTTACCACCCGCTGCACAGCAGAAGGTTGGCGCACTGCTCGCTGAGATTAGGCGTTCCAAAACCAAACAGTTAGCTGCCAATGATTTCATGGCATTTGTGAAGTACATGTGGCCTGGGTTCATCCACGGCAGACATCATGAGCGCATGGCAAGAGCCTTTGAAGAAGTTGCCCAAGGCAAGGTTAAACGGCTTATTATTAATATGCCACCACGACACACCAAGTCAGAGTTTGCTTCTTATCTACTGCCAGCTTGGTTCCTAGGGTTATTCCCAGGTAAGAAAATTATTCAGACTAGTCACACAGCGGAGTTGGCTGTGGGGTTTGGTAGGAAGGTAAGGAACTTAGTCGATGCTGACCACTATAAAGACATATTTCCGGAAGTCGCTCTACAAGCTGACTCTAAAGCTGCTGGCAGGTGGGCCACTAACTATTCAGGAGAATATTTTGCGATTGGTGTGGGTGGCGCAGTTACGGGTAAAGGCGCTGACCTCCTCATCATTGATGACCCGCATTCGGAACAAGAAGCTACCTTGGCGGAAGTGAACCCTGAGATATATGATAAGACGTATGAGTGGTACACATCAGGGCCACGTCAGCGTCTGCAACCGGGCGGAGCTATTGTGATCGTGATGACACGTTGGTCTAAGAAAGATTTGACGGGTCAAGTACTCAAAGCGGCTGCTCAAAGGTCAGGGGAAGAGTGGAAAGTGATCGAATTTCCTGCACTTTTACCCTCTGGAAACCCACTTTGGCCCCAATTTTGGTCATTAAAAGAGCTAGAAGCGCTAAAAACGGAGCTTCCAAACGCAAAATGGATGGCTCAGTATCAGCAACAGCCCACTTCAGACGTGTCTGCCATCATAAAACGGGAGTGGTGGAGGGTTTGGGAGGAAGATAGTCCCCCATATTGCGAGTTTATTATCCAGTCTTGGGATACTGCCTTCCTAAAAACGGAGCGTAGCGACTATTCTGCGTGTACAACGTGGGGAGTTTTCTATTTGCCGGACGATAGGGGCATAAATCAGGCCAATATTATCTTGCTCAATGCGTTTAAACAGCGTATGGAGTTTCCAGAACTAAAGCAAAGAGCGTATAGGGAATATAAAGAGTGGGAACCCGATACTATTATTGTTGAAGCCAAGGCAGCAGGGTCGCCGTTGATCTTTGAGTTGCGTGCGATGGGAATACCTGTGCAAGATTTTACGCCGACTAAAGGTAATGATAAGATAGCTAGGCTGAATTCTGTATCTGACTTGTTTGCAAGTGGGATGGTGTGGGTTCCTAATACAAGTTGGGCAGAAGAGTTGGTCGAAGAGGTGGCAAGTTTTCCATCAGGAGAGCATGACGATATGGTTGACTCTATGTCTCAAGCTTTAATTCGTTACAGACGGGGCGGGTTTATTAGATTAGATTCTGATGAACCAGATGAAGTTAAATACTTTCGCCGTAAAAGAGAATACTATTAAGGATTATTATGGCTATCCATAAAGCATTGTATGAAGCACCCAAAGGTATTGAAGCTTTGGCTCAAAACGAAGAACCGCTTGAGATTGAAATTGAGAACCCTGATGCGGTGCATATTCATACCGATGGTGTGGATATTAGCATGGAGAAAGGTGTAGATGCCGATGAGTTTAATAGAAACTTGGCAGAAGAAATACCAGAATCATTACTTCAGTCTATAGCAAGTGAGCTGATCAGCGACTACGAAGAAGATGTGCATTCACGCAAAGACTGGATGCAGACTTACGTTGACGGCTTAGAACTTCTTGGTATGAAGATGGAAGAGCGCACAGATCCTTGGCTTGGCGCTTGTGGCTTGTACCATCCGTTGCTAACTGAGGCGTTGGTTAAGTTTCAGTCTGAGACTATGATGAGTACATTCCCAGCAGCGGGGCCAGTACGTACCCAGATCATAGGCAAAGAAACCCCAGCCAAGAAAGCTGCGGCAGTCCGTGTGCAAGATGATATGAATTATCAGTTGACGGATGTGATGACCGAGTACCGCACCGAGCATGAGCGCATGTTGTGGGGTTTGGGGTTGTCGGGCAATGC